GCTGGTTAGCGACCATATTGGTGAAATTGAAGTTATTGGCAACGTGCACGAGAACCCGGAGTTATTGAAAGGCTGATTTTAAAGTGTTTCTAGGAATAGTATTCAGTAATACACCTTTTATCGAAAAACGTAAACAGGAGGCGGACAAATGAAGTTCTATCGCAAACAGCCAATTGAGGCCGAACAGTTCGATGGTAGTCAGACAAGTCTATTTGGCTATGAAGTTATGCCAGACTCATTACTTGATGCATTAACAGGTGAGCCAGCTTATTATTCAATACTGATTGACGATTTTGAGCCCGAACCTGATGACTTTCCAGATGATAATGAAGTATCGTTTGAAATTGGTGATTGGATTGTTAATGAAGCAGACGAGATTAAAGTTATGGCTGATGAAGAATTCAAACAACAGTATGCCGAACTGCCAGTGATTCCTAAAAACGTTGCTGAACGCATTATAACCGGACACATCCTTAATGACTTAATTCCTACTGGGGGCGGAATTTACAGAGCTATGATCCAAACAGTTGTTTATGGATATCAGAAAGGCGATATTGGCGACTGGATTGTCAATCATAGTGATGTTTTTGCCCGTGCGTGGCTAGACGGGTATGTGGTGGAGGAATAAAAATGAAGATTAAAACTTTTAGCCAAGGTTGGCAGGAAAATGACGAAAAATTTGATAGCCGTGTGAATGGATTTATCGAAGACAAACAAGTTGTTCAGATTACAACTAATGAAACTGTTAGTGATAGTTTTGATTTAACGCATTCATTAACCGTACTTTACAAGGAGAATAAAAATGACTGACATTATGGAGTTGAGTGATCGCGAGAGTAAACAAAAAGCCGCCTACTAGGGCGACCAGTCACAGGACCACTCGAATGACCGTTGCTAGTATAACATATAAAAAGCGCTGCCATTGCTGACCGCGCTACGATTGATACCTACAAAATTAATTATAGCACAGTCAAAACAAGGGGTGGCAGTGATGGAGAGCATTTTTAAGGACGTGGATGAAGAACGAACAATTGCTAATGCGGAACGGGTGCTAAAAGACTATTGGAAATGGCGACTACGAGCTCGCAGGGTTAATTTCAACCTGCAAAGCCCAACAATGGACGGAATGCCTAAAAGTCCTAGCTATGGCAACCATATTGAAGACAAGCAAGTTAGTAAAGCTAACGATGATTTTATGGCTAATTTAGTTGTCAAGGTCATTGAAGCTGTCACAATTGATGAAGAAACGGAGAAATATTCAGAGCTATTAATGCTGCTCTATGTTAAACGGTATTCGAAAACTAAGTGCATGATTAGCCTGAATATCTCCGACAAAACATTTAACAAGTATTTGAAACAAGCCCAGTTAATGTTCGCTGAGATATATCCGGATGGCGTGGAAGACCTGATCGTTAAAAAGTATGAGCCAGAGATTATTGCTCACTACGACGAAGACTGAATTTACTCCGACAAAATTCCGAGTAAATTCCGACAAGTTTCCGTGTTGATTCCGGTAAATGAGTCAAAAAGGGGAGTAAATTAGTATTATCGAATGTTAGGTAAGCCACCCCAGCTTGTACGTCTAGCATTCATGTGGCCTTAGCTCAGTTGGTAGAGCACCTGACTGTTAATCAGGTTGTCGCTGGTTCGAGCCCAGCAGGCTACGTTAGATGGGCGCAGATGTACAGTTGCATTGCCTCCTTGATTAAGTTGATATGATCGCCCGTCTATTAAGCAGATATGATCTAATTGGCAAGATGGCGGTCTCCAAAACCGTCTATGTTGGTTCAAATCCAGCTATCTGTGTAGCCGGCGGATTTATAAGGGGTGATGCGCTCCTCTCTGCCACCGGCATTAGTCTATTAGTTAAGGCCCGGGGTCGGAACCGGGTTTTTGCTTTCTCTAAAATAATCGTTTTAGATTCCGATTGTTATATAATGAATATAATAAACAATTGGAGGAATTAATATGAATTCAGAAAGTCAAAGAAAATGTGATAACTGTGGTCGAATTAATAAAATTATTAAGTATTCTTACCCGGCTGCAGATGGATGGGATAACAGTTGTGATTGTGCATATTGTGGGCAAATGCTGTTTCCTATTAGCCGTAAAAGCTTTAATGATTATGTCGCATATAAAACAGAGCAGAAAGAATCATGAGCCAAGGTACCGATTAAGGTAAAGGAGGTGGCACAATGTCACGACCAATGCCCAGTAAATATGGCTACGATCCGCCAGAGTGGGTGCAGGCCGATGCTCGGCTAGATAGGTGGTACAAGGATAAGAAGCGTCGTGCTAAAAAGCATGGCGCTTTTCGTTTGGGTAAAAATAAGGAGGTTCAGCATGCGAGCACAAAAGAAACCAGTAGTTATTGAGTATGAAGTATTTCAAGATACGGTAACTTGCTTTAATGCATTACAAGATAAGCTAGGACTAGATCCACTTAGAGTAAGCTATCACGATCCGGATCACCCTATCTTAAAGATTGAAACTTTAGAGGGCACTATGACTGCTGATATCGGTGATTACATCATCAAAGGAGTTCACGGTGAGTTTTACCCATGCAAGCCTGATATTTTTAAGCAAACTTATGACTTACTAGATTAGTGAATTTCATATAAAAAATAAAGGAGGGCGAGCAAATGGTACATCATTATATAACGAAATACGACGAGAATAATCATTCTTACGTTGAGTCATGGATTCAAATTAATTTATTTAAACGTTGCTATTGTTTGTCAAAACGAATTAAGCAATTGAGCTAGATTAATTCCAAACCCGTCGATACCCGTCGATTTCGACTGGTTTAAAAACGGAGGTGTGGTGGTATGTAATGACACGTAAATTAACGCCAAAACAGCAGAAGTTTGCCGACGAGTATATCAAGTCTGGTAATGCTGCTGATGCGGCTCGTAAAGCGGGATACAAAGAGAATACTGCAAGGGTAGCCGGTGCTCAGAACTTAACAAAACTTAACATCAAAAAATACATTGATGAACAGATGAATGAGATAGCTTCCAAGCGCATTATGGACGCCACAGAAGCCGTTGAGCTACTTACTAGTATCGCTAGAGGGGAAACTAAAGAAACAGTTTATATTGGCACTGCTGACGGCGTTTATGAGAAACACAAAGAAGCTGACTTGAAAACACGGATAAGCGCTACTAAGGAGATACTTAAGCGGTATCCGGGCGATGATAAGCTAGTCAAAGCTCAAATCCGTAAAGCTGAGGCTGAAGCGGATATTGCGGAGGCTAAAGCTCGCATTATGAATGCCTCAACCGATAGTACTGAAGCAAAAGTTTCTGAATATCTGGATAAATTGGATGACGTCCTAGGTGGTGATAGCGATGGCAATTAGTGAGCTATATACGCCGAAACAAGTTCAAGTGCTGAAAACCTTGCGGCGGACGGACTGGCGACTACTGATAAACTATGGTGCTGTTCGGTCTGGTAAAACTGTCGTTGATAATGACGCCTTCTTGATGGAACTGCGGCGTGTTCGTCAGGTTGCTGACAAATTAGGGGTCAAGGAACCAATGTACATTTTAGCGGGGTATTCAAGCAAGTCGCTACAAAACAACGTATTACAGGAACTGACGAATAAATATGACATTAACTTTCAATTTGACAAACATAACTCTTTCACACTGTTTGGCGTGAAGATTGTGCAGACGTTTACCGGGTCCATTGCAGGGCTGGGTGCCATTCGTGGGATGACCTCGTTTGGGGCGTATATTAACGAAGCTAGCCTTGCTAATGAAGAGGTATTCAATGAAATCCTTAATCGGTGCTCAGCACAAGGTGCGCGAATTATTTGCGATACGAACCCAGACGTTCCGACTCACTACTTGAAAGCCAGCTATATTGATAACGATGATCCTAAAGCAGGAACCGTTAGTTTCCATTTTACAATCGATGATAATACCTTTTTGCCCCCACAATACGTTGAACATCAAAAAGCGGGTACGCCGTCCGGAATGTTTTACGACCGTGCAATACTCGGTCTATGGGTATCTGGTGAAGGTATGGTGTATAAAGATTTTAATAAGGACGAAATGATTATTCCACGGGCTCAATTGCCAGCAGACTTAACTTACTATGCGGGAGTCGACTGGGGCTATGAACATAAAGGAACGATTGTTGTAATGGCTGATGATCGAGTTGGCAATACTTATTTGATTGAAGAACATACACGTCAGTTTGAAGAGATTGATTACTGGGTAGAGATTGCAAAAGATATTCAGCGTCGCTATGGCCGAAATGTTAAGTTTTGGGCTGATAGCGCGAGACCCGAACACGTTGCACGCTTCCAACGTGAAGGGCTCAAGGCGTTCAATGCTAAAAAATCGGTTTTATCAGGAATCGAGTCGGTGGCTAAGTGCATGAAGCAAGGCCACTTTTTTGTTATCAAAGAAGCAATTGATGCGTTCTTAGATGAAATCTATCAGTATGTCTGGGATGAGGCTACGGGCTTACCCGTCAAGCTTAACGATGACGTAATGGACGCGTTACGGTATGCCGTCTATAACACACATGAACGGCTCAAGGCACGGACAATTAAGAAGCCAAAGGGATTAAGAGGATAGGAGGTGAGCGGATGCAGTATGATTTGAACAAGAAGCGCGGGTCCAACGTTGCGATTGACCGTGAATTGGCTGGCAATATTGAAAACCCTAGCTTTGATGTAATTAACTATGCTATCAATCAACAACAGCAACGTATTGACCGTTATAACATGTTGGAACACTACTATGAGGGTAATCAGCACATCTTAAGCCGAAATCTTGAGATGGCGGCTAAGTTGGATCGTGCAGATGAAAAGGTAATGACGAACCACGCCAAATACATTACTGACATGATTACCGGCTTTACAACTGGTAATCCGGTATCCATTTCACCGGCGAACGGCAAGGATATTAAAGCCATTACGGATGCTCAGGACCAAATGGATATTGATTCGCATAATACGGAGATGGAGAAAGATTTAAGCGTGTTTGGGTGTGCCTATGAGCTGCTATACATCAAAAAGGTGTCAGGCGCAACTACCGAGTTGGCAATTGAAAAAATTGATCCGCGCGGCTGTGTGCTGGTAACGGATGACACGTTGGATAAAAATCCGCTGTTTGGTATTTACTACGTGGAAAAGAAGGACCTGCTTGGTAATGCTAAGGGTTATTTGATTACTGTCTATACGGCCCACTGGATTATTCAGTATCGAACCAAGACAGGACGAGTGCTATCAGATGCTAATTTGGCAAGCAAACCTAAGGCCATTCAACATTATTTTAATGGTGTCCCACTTATTGAGTATCGTAATAACGAAGAGCGTCAAGGTGATTTTGAGCAAACGATTAGCCTAATTAACGCCTATAACGAATTACAGTCAGACCGTATCACCGATAAAAAGAACTTCGTGGATGCCTTGCTGGTAGTCTATGGCTTTACCCTAGATGAGGGCGAGGACGGTGAAGGAGCTAACTTGAAGGACGGTATCCTAGAAGCACCTGGTAAAGGTGACCAGGGTGCTAGCGTTGAATGGTTGACCAAGAGCTTTGACGAATCACAGCTACAAGTACTTGTTAAGTCGATTAAGAATGACATTCATCAAACGTCTTACGTCCCTAACATGAATGACGAAAACTTTGCAGGGACGATTAGCGGTGAAGCTATGAAATACAAGCTGTTCGGTTTACTCCAATTGTTAGCGACTAAGCAGCGATACCTAACGCGGGGTATTCGGCAGAGACTACGCTTAATGCAGAATATTATGACGTTTAAAGGCCAGTCGGTAGACGCTTCTGGGGCAACAATTAATATAGTTCCTGATATTCCTGTCAATATGGCAGATGTCATCAATAATATTAAGAATGCTGAGGGTGTTATTCCGCAATTAGTGTCCCTCGGGTGGTTGCCTGGGACCAATGACCCGCAAGAGTTGATTAAGATGCTGGATCAGGAAAAGGAAAAAGCACTCAAACTACAGCAGAAAGCTATGGGCGGCGAGCCCGCCACAGATAACGAGGAGGTAACTGCGGATGATTCTGGCAACGTTTCAATTAAACAAAAAGCAGGTAGTGAGTTATCAGATAACGGGCCACGCGAATAGTGCTATTAAGGGCCATGACCTAGTTTGTGCTGCTGTTTCGGTGCTTGGCCAAGTCATCACTAATGAGCTATCTAACGCCACTATTAACGAAAATGGTGGCTTGTTTATTGGATTGATTGAGCCCAGTGCTGATAACAAAGTTCTGTGTGAGACCTTATTACACGGACTACAAGATATTTCAGCACAATATCCTCAGAATTTGCAAGTGGTGGTGAAGGGCAATTAACTCAGAATTGAATAAAATCATTAAAACGATTGGTGTATTTGTGATCGTGATAATTAAAATGCTTGGATTAGTTTCGCTTGGATGGAAGCCAATTACAGGCATTTTAATTTTGCTGTATTTGATTTTATAAGCTCGGAGGTGTAGGAGTGGCGGATGACAAACGCAAGTTAAGTTACTGGCAACTGCGAGCCGTTCAGAGCGAACAGAAATCACATGATGCTGCAACCAAACAAGCGACTATCATTGCAAGGGCGTACATGCGTGCTCAGAACTATTTGACTGGCGAGGTATCACAGATATACAAACGATATTTTACGGACGGTAAAGCGACGGAGGCCGAGGCACAACAGATTCTAAACACCAATGTTAGTCCGACTGAGTTAGTAACGTTACGGGCCCTGGCTGATAATGTCAGTGATAAGGAGTCAAAGAAGCAAGTGACTAACTACTTATCACAGATGGCGGCTAAGGGCCGCATTACCAGATTGGAAGAGCTCAAGGCTAAGAGCTACATTGCGGTGAAACAAGCGGCATCTGTTGAGATTGAGAAGTCCACGGACCTTTATACCAAGGTAATTCAAGAAGCACTTGATCAGGCAACTAACGAGAGTATTATAGGCGGCTTTGATAGGGACGTTGTGTTACCAAGTACACCTAGCAAGCCACAGAATAGCACTAGAACTATTTATAATCCTGAAACGGGTAAGATAGTGGAAGTCCCAACTCAGTCAGACGAAAGCTTAGATCGCTTTAAAGAGGTGTCTGGAAAATATGTTAAAGCTGCACTTGATACACCGTTTGAAGGCAAGAACTATTCTCAACGGATTTGGCATAATACTGATAAGTTAGCAGAGCGTCTGAGCGAGCTATTCACGGCACAACAAATGAGTGGCATGCGTGAGCGTGATATGAGACAAGCGCTAATGAAAGAGTTTGGTACCAACGCTTTTAATACACGTCGATTAATTCGGACGGAGGCCAACTACTTCCATAACAAAGTAAAGCTTGACGAGTGGAAACGACGAGGTGTTAAGCAATATCAATTGGTTGCGGTACTTGATATGCGTACGTCAACAATTTGTCGGGATATTGATGGTAATGTCTATGAAGTTGATCAGGCTAGCGTGGGCGTTAATTACCCACCGTTACATCCTAATTGCAGGACTGTAGCTATCCTCTATCGCGCTGACAGTAAGTACATGTTACCACGCACAGCTAACGATCCAGTTGATGGTAAGCTAATTAAATTAAAGCCTGATGCTATATATGCTGACTGGAAAAGAGCTTTAGTGATGAAGCATGGTGATTATGGGGTTAGTGTGTTTAAGCAAAGAGCTACTAGTTATCATTCGGATAAAGATCTGTGAGGTTTTTAATTTGACCTGAGCATGTCATTAAACTACTCAAACTAAATAGCATGCGTGGGTCTGATAATGACGCCACGGTCAATTTAGCACAATGTGTGGGGCTCTTAGAGTAATGCACGGGGTGCTTTTTTTGTGGACTGAGTTATCGGAAATGCGTAGGCGTGGAGGAATTTAATTATGAAAAAGCTACTCAAACTAAAGATGAATTTACAGATGTTTGCTGACGGTGATAATGGAACTGGCGGGGATGAAGGTGGCAATCAGACGGCTGATAGCACGCCTAACACAACCGACGCCAATCAAAATAGCAACAATGACGACTCTGACCAAGACAATCAGGCAGATACGCCGTTTAAATCGTTTGCTAGTGAAAAGGACTGGCAATCAAGTGTTGATAAGCTGATTGCTTCGGCAATTAAAACACATGATGAAAAACAGGCTAGTGAAGCTCAGCAGCAAAAAGATTACGACAAGATGACTGACCTGGAAAAGGCCAACTATGATAAAGACCAATTAACCAAGCAACTTGCTGAATCACAGCGTCATGGAACTATTGTTGAAAATAAAGCCAAAGTGACGGCTCGACTGGGTGCAGACGATTTGCCGACAGCACTGATTGCGGCTTTTGGTGATGATGTTTTAGCAGATGATAAAGGCATTGAAGCGGCTTACACTGCAATCAGCAAGGCATTTACAGAGAGTTTACAGCAAGCAATCGATAAGCGAATCGCAAGCAGTGGGACCACATTGCCGGGTGCTAATACATCCGCAAATAAATCTGAAGGTGCAACAGCAGCTGAAAAATTAAATAACTCGCAAAAGCCAGCAAAGTCCAGTTTATGGGCGACAAAATAGGGAGGTACTAGATTATGGCTTATGTATTTGATAAAGGAACAGTAGAACAAAAGAATTTCATGGCATCTGAAAAGTTCGTATCATTCTCACGGCAGGTTGATGACACCAGTTACGCGGTGAAGACGGATGCTTTTGGACATAAAGTTATTCCAGCCGGCACGATTTATCCAACTAATGACGCTAAGGCGGAAGGAATCACGATTAACGAAGTGGACGTTACACATGGTCCTCAAATGGTTGGCGTGATTGTTGAAGGCTATTTATTTGGCCAACGCTTACCAGTGGCGCCAACAGCTGAGGCTATCACGGCATTAAAGAAGATTACTTTCACTGATACGGACGCCGCCGCCAAACCACAAGCCTAATTAAAGGAGGAGAAAACAAATGGCTCAAATTTCAGATTTATTCACGCAACATGATTTAATCGATTTTTCATTGAATCGGCAGTATCCAGCGATGCAAGGTGATGAACTATTCCCAGCAATCAAAGTCAACTCACTAACTGTTGATATCTTGAAACGTCAAAATCGAATCCCAGTGATTGCATCCTATGCGGCTTTTGATAGTGAAGCCGAAATTGGCAGTCGGTCTGCCTCGGGCGCTGCCATCGAACTGGCTTTGATTAAGCGCAAGATGCAGATTAAAGAAAAAGATTTGTATGCGATGCTCAATCCGCGGACGCCTGCAGAAGCTAGCTACTTGCAACAACATGTTTATAACGACTTTGATGTGCTCAATCAAGGCGTTTTAGCACGAATTGAAAAGACCGCTATGGACGTTTTAGCAACAGGTAAGACTATTTTGCCAGATGAAAGTGGTAAACTTGCTGTCCAACTTGATTATCAAGTTCCGACTGAACATCAGGAAGCTTTGACTGGAGCTGCTACATGGGATAACGGCGACGCGGATATCCTTGGTGATATTACGCGCTGGTGCGATAAGATGGATATTACACCAACCCGGGCGCTAACTAGTCGGAAGATTTATCGATTGATTACGACTAATACCAAAGTTCTACAAGCCGTGTATGGTAACTCTACTCGGGCACTTGGACAAGCCGACTTTGACACCTTCATGCAGGCACAAGGTTTACCAATTTTTCGGACTTATGATCAAAAATATACCCAAGTCGGAAAAGATGGCAAGATTACCAAGAGTCGTTACTTCCCAGAAAATCGACTTGTCTTAATGAACGATGACCCGATTGGTAATAAAGTGTTTGGACCAACTCCAGAAGAGTTAGCACAATTCAGTGGCCCAGCGCAAATTAACGCTGTGGGTAATGTTTACGATATGATTTATACCGAAACTAATGATCCAATTGGGACTTGGGAAAAAGCCTCAGCAGTTGCGCTTCCAGCGTTTGCCGCGGCGGATGAGGTATTTCAAGCTCAGGTTTTAGCCTAGAGGTGATTGATAATGAAGGTTCGCGTTAAAGATTACCCAATTCGGTATAAAGATACTCGGTATAAAAAAGGTGATGAGCTCAGCATTACGCAAGACGCGTTCAATGATGAGCTTTTTGTTTGTCTTGATAAGCAGAAGGACGAGAAAACTGCTGATAATGCTCAGTTAGAAACAGACGACGAAGAATAGAGGATGATCGTATGGCTAAACCAAGCCCACCAGATAAGGCGGGACAATTGACAAGACTATATACGCGATTAGGTGTTGAGAAAGACACGCCGGATGCTGCGGTGGTTGATGACATCTTTGATGATGCTGTTCAAACGTGCTTGGATTATACCCGGTCTTCACTCTCGACACCGATTCTAATTCAGGCAAAACGGCTTGCCATTATCATGTACAACGAGCAAGGAACAGAAGGCGAAGCATCGCGGTCAGAAGGCGGCGTTTCTCAATCGTTTGAACTGGGACTACCTAACATAATTAAAACCGCGCTAGCACCTTACCGAGTCGCGAAAACGAGGCGATTCTAATGCGCCTTAGACCAACAGACCTGACAACTGTTTATTTACGACAACAACAATCAGGTCACGATGATGAAGGTAATGTCATTACGGCGGGATGGAGCAATCCAATTGCAGTGAGGATGAACATTCAAGCTGCTGGCGGTTCAGTGAATGCGCAAATCTGGGGCAAAGACCTTAAGTACATTAAATCTGGTAAGTATCAAGGTAATCAGATCAATGAAGGTCAACAAGAAAATTGGGGTGTTTGTGTCAATGTTACTAAAGATAGCGAGCCAGATTACGTTATCAATTCGATACAAACATTCAGCACCCATAAAAATATCACTTTAGAGCAACGTAAACGAGGCGAATAGGATGGCTGAAGTTGAATGGCGTGGCAGTGATAAGCTGAAAGCTCAGCTCAAAAAAATGCCCAGTGTGGTTCACGATGCCATCTGGGATGCTACTTTTGATGTTGTTGAGAAAGCAGAGGGCTATGCAGTCAAAGAACTTCAATCCAGTGTTAAGTATGGAAATGGTGAGTTGGCTCGAAGTTTTAAATATGAGGTTGTCGATAGTGATGGCAAGATTGTCGGTCGTGTCTGGTCCGATGACCCAGTAGCGCTATTTCGTGAGCTCGGTACTGGACGAGTGGGTGAGGAGTCGCAAAAAGATTTACCCGATGGATTTACACCAGTGTACAGGCAAACGCCTTGGTTCATTCCTGCTGATGACGTTGATACTGACCTGAGTGAACTGTATGGTATGCCTAAAATCGAAATCGACGGACACACATTCTATCGGACAAGCGGTCAACCCGCCCGCCAGTTTTTAACCCCCGCCGTCAAACAAGCCAGTCGTGAGGCACCAGAGATGATTAAGCAGAGTGTGGAGGCCGCACTCCATAACAAATTAGGGGGTAGTTGATGGTAATTATTAATGTGAAGTCAGTAGTGTATCAAGCACTAAAGGCTATACCGGAAATTAAACAGGTCTCAACCACGTACCCAGATAATTTAACGGTGTTCCCAATCGCTGTATACAACACGGCACATAAAGCCTATTTTCGTGATGCTAATCAGCAAGAGTTGCAAACGGAATGGACGATCACAATTGACCTCTTCTTAAAAGAAGGTAGCACAACGGCAATCACGAATAAGCTCATGTCATCATTTGGTGATATGGGCTTTTCAAGCGATGTTGGTGATAGCAATTTAGCGGGTGTGAATCGCACTGTATTACGATTTACTGGTGTTGTTGATAACACTAGTCACCGCGTATTTGAAAGTTGAAAGGATGATTGAAATTGAAAAAGAATTTAACAGTATTTGATTTACAACGATTTGCTGCAGACGCTAGTGCCGGGCTTGCCGGAACAGGGACCAAGCTTGAAATGTCAGTGGATGGCACTAAGTTTGATGAAATTGGCGGTATTAAGACCGTTCCTGACATGGGTTCAGACCCAGAAAATATTGATGTGACTGATTTATCAGATACGAAAAAGAAGTCAGTTCCTGGGATTGAAAATACATCAACGTTAGCTTTTACCTTTGTGTACAAGGGCAGCAACTTTGCAACGGCTTTAACGCACAATGGTGACAATAAGCAATATAAATGGAAGGTCACTTATCCTGATGGGATGACAGCTTCTTTCACTGGCTCATATACCGTCAAAATGGGTAACGTTGCTGTCAACGGAGCACTTGAATACACGATTTCGATTATCGTATCGGACGGACCGGACTTTGCAACGGCCAGTAGTAGCGCCGGAGCTTAGAACCGTCACATTTTATCCAGATAATAATTAACTTGAGTAAGAGACGAGTAGGCCAGCAGGCTGATATGAGACGAATAATAAAAATGGAGGAACTACGTTATGACAGTAAAGAAAGCAACTAAGAAGTTTGAAATGGGTGGATTACAACTTGAATTAAAGTTAACGGGCCGTGATATTTTGAATATTGAAAAACGCTTGGGTAAATCTATGATGTCGCTCTTTATGAGTGCGGATGGCGGAATGAAATTGCCACCATTGAATGAAATGCTTATCGTATTGCAAGGTTCGAACCAAACTCACGGCGTTACTGATAACGACATTTTTGCTGCCTTTGAAAAATATTTTGATGAAGGTCATGCCCCAATGGATTTATTTACAGTGCTAACAGACTTATTCCAGGAATCTGGTTTTTTCGGCAAGACAGCTTCGGCTTCGAAGACGAATACGGAATCGGAAGTCACTCTGGACAACGAACCAACGACCGAGACGACACTTTAAGCAATAATTACCAGACTGTTTCTGAGTTGCTAAGTGCTATTTATCCATTGGCCGTGCAATCCGGGATTGATTCTGACCACTTTTGGGAACTTGATTTTGGTGAACTCATGGTTCAAGTAATCGCAAATAATCGTAACCGTATAGATGATATGCGAATGAGAGCGGTAATGGATCACAAGCAAGCTGAGATGATGGCATTTGCTTTGAACGACCCTAGCAAAATGCCATCGGTTGAAGAGGCTTATCCATTTATCAAAACAGCGACTAGTACATCGTCGGATTCTGTTCCTGAATGGAAACGGGACCAGTTGCTTCTAATGCAGCAATCGCAAAAGATTAAGACAGCCCGAAAATTCAAAAAAACTACATAGGAAGGGGGAAACAACGTGGAACTTGAAGAAATTGAACTGCTATTCAAAGTGAACACTGAACAAATGGAACAACAATTTGCCAAGGTTCAACCGATGATTGATAAATTGATGGGGAAGACCGCTGATAGTGCGAAGTCCGGTATGGACAAGACCGAGCAGTCGATGGATGTTTCTAAAGGTGTTCAAAAGTTGCAAGACCAGTTGTCCGGTTTGAACGAGACTATCAAAACTGCATTCGAACGAATGAGTAGCTCGACATCTACCGGGGCTAGCAAGGTCAACCAGAATGCTGGCAAGATGTTTACCGGTAGCCGGGTTAAGGTAAAACAGGACTTACAGGCCATGCTGAGTGATATCAATGCAAAGATGGATCAGGTCCGAGCTGCTCAAGCCAAGATGCGTGACTTAATGAATCAAAAAACGTCCTTGAATACCGCTCAACAGAATGGGACGCAAGGAATTAAAATTGATAATCAGGTTGCGTCCGCTCAAGCTCAGATGACGCGTTATCAAAACCAAGCTAAAGCTCTAGCCCAATCAATGCGACAAGAATTTAAAGCGGTGCCGGACTCACTGCGGCAGATTTCTAAAGCTATGGATCAAAACGAAGTTAAAATTGAAACCTATCGGCGTCAGTTGAAGGCGTTGCAGGGCTCCTATCGTGATGTTCAGTATTCTATGAAGACGATGGGTGCCAGCGACCGGCTGACCAAGCAAAGCACGGCACTTGAAAAGAGCATCATGAGCACACGCGATAAGATGAACAAGCTCATTAATTCCAATGATAGTCTGAACAAGAGCTATGCTTATGTTTCTGATCGTGGTGACGAACTTAAATCTGTAATTGGTAAGCTCAATACTGAGATGGGTGAATCCGGGACGGCTGCTACACGAGCGGCAGGTTCGTATAATCGTTTCGGCAGTGCGGCAAGTAGCGCAATGAATAAAGCATCAGGTTCCGGTAAGGGGCCTTCTAATTGGTTCAGTCGCATTAGCAACGGTATTCAAGGTGCAACAAGTCGGATACGCAATTTTGGAAATAGTAGTAGTTCTTCAATGAACAAAGCCTCTTCTAGTGCTAGACGGACCAGCGGGGCCCTGGGCGGCATTGCCCAGCAGTTGAAGTACCTCCCATCACAATTAATCGTATTTGGGTTGCTGTACCAAGGCTTGACGCAACTTGCTACTGGGATGATGACAGCATTTAAGACGAACGCGCAGTTTGCAAGTAGTCTGAATCAAATCAAGGTCAATTTACTCACAGCGTTCTATCCGATTTACAACTTTGTACTTCCGGCTGTCAATGCATTAATGTCGTCATTATCTAAAGCGACATCATGGTTGGCACAGTTCACATCAGCACTAACGGGTATGAGCTATTCCAAGGCGCGGCAAGGTGCTCAGGGACTTTATGAGCAATCTAAGGCACTAAATGACACGGCTGCCGCTTCTAGCAAAGCTTCTGCTTCTGTTAAGAAGGCAAACGAAGAGATTCGAAAGCAAAATGCGGCTCAGGCTAAATCAGTTCGTGAAGCAAATGCTCAAATTCGGGCGCAAAATCAGGCTCAAGCAGCCTCAGTTCGTGAGGCTAATCGACAAATTGCGGAGTCGAACAAACAAGGTGCTGCCAAAGTTCGTGCTGCTAACGCGGCAATTGAAGCCGCCAATAAACGTTCTCAGGCTTCCATGGAAGCAACCAAGAAAAAGAACAAAGAACTCATGCAGTCTTTAATGGGATTTGATGAGCTCAATGTCTTGGATAAGAGTAGCGATGATGAAGACTATTCCTACGATAAAAAGCCTAAAGAGACATTTACGCCGCAAGAAATGCAAGCTGCGCCAGAGTCAACACCCACGCAAAGTGCACCAGAAAGTACACCGTTGCAGTCGACGGATGACATTGGTAGTGAAGCCGGTAATGATGGTGTTAATTTTGGTGTTCCGTTAGGTCAGTCATTCAATAGCGCAACGGATGCAGCAAAAAAGTTACAAAAAGTTTTAGGTGAACTTTTTGATCCAATGAAGGCGGCGTGGGACGCCAAGGGTAAGTCGGTAGTAGATGCGGCTAAGTATGCTTGGAAAGAGGTCGGACGCGCCCTTGGTGATGTTGGTCGGTCGTTTATGCATGTATGGGATAACGGCACTGGTCAGAAAACAGTAGAAGCTATCTTACAATTGTTAGCAGACATGCTTAATATTATTGGCGATATTGCCAAAGCTTTCTCACAAGCATGGGAAGGTGGCGGCGGTCGTGGTACTAAGCTAGTCCAAACCATTTTTAATTCGCTAAATAATGTATTGAAACTGATACATGATATTGCCACTTCATTCCGTAGTGCATGGAATGGCGGCAATCTGGGCGAACGGATTTTTGCCAATCTTATTACGTTGGTGACAAATTTAGTCGGTCTGATTGGTGATATCGCTAAGGCGTTTGATAATGCATGGAATCATGGCAACACTGGTACCAAGCTTATTCAATCAATTTTAAATGCATTGAACGCTGTAATAAAAGTGCTTAATAATATTGCAGTAGCATTTCGTAATGCTTGGAATAGTGGTGCGGGTGAGAAAATTGCATCAAATCTCTACAAGATATTCACAAACATCTTTAATACTGTTAGTGCACTTGGCGGTCAATTTGATAAGGCTTGGCAACATGGTGGTGTTGGTACATCTATTTTTAAAACGCTGCTCGGTATGGTTAATGACATGTTGGGTGCATTAAATGACATGTCAGGAGCAACAGTTAAGTGGGCTTCTAAACTTGACTTTACGCCCTTACTGCAATCGATTGATAGATTACTAAAAGCGATTAGACCAGTAGTCAAAGACGTATGGAATGGTTTGGATTGGGGATATCAGAATATCCTGTTACCATTGGCCAAATACACGATTACTAATTTAATCCCAACGTTCTTCGATGCATTAGCTGCGGCGCTTAAGTTAGTTCACAGCATTATTCAAGCTTCACAGCCAGCCTTTAAATGGATATGGGATTCGTTCCTTAAGCCATTAGCAAAGTGGACTGGTGGAGTTATCGTTGGCGTGCTTAAGAAGTTAGCAGATGCATTAGGCGGGATTTCCAGTTGGGTAGATAAACACCATACGGCCGTTGAAGCAATGGCGAAAGTCTTAGTAACTATGTTTGCGTTTAAAGTAACAATGACGGGGCTAAGCAATGGAATAGGACTACTTGGAAAATTAGCTGATAAAGCGGCTATTATTGGTGGTAAAGGGCATGTTCTCAGAGACTTTTTTAAAGGGATTACTGGAATTGATAAGCTAGAAGAAGCTGTTGGCAGCGTGAAGACATTATGGTCGCTTGCAAAAAAGAAGTGGTCAGATTATGCTACTGCATTAGCAGATGGTTGGAAGGCGCTCAAGAGTTGGTCTGTGTGGTCTAAACTGGCCGCTGCTGGACAAGCCATATTTAATGCAGTAATGGATGCTAATCCGATTGTGCTTGTTATTAGCGCAATTGCCGCTTTAGTTGCTGGCTTTGTATTACTCTACAAGCATAACAAGAAATTTAGAGATTTTTGTAATTCTGTGTGGAAGAATATAACCAAATGGTTTGGAGATTCAATCGATTGGATCTCTAAAAATTGGACTAAAATAATTGGTTTTATTATTAATCCGGTTGGCACGATTGCTTCCTGGTTCCTTAAAGATACAAAAACAGGTAAGAATATTCTTAAATGGGCATCGAAATTACCGGGTAAAGCCTCCGATTGGGCTAAGAGTGTTGGTAAAAAGGTTGGGACCCATATAACTAATGCTAAGAAGGATTTCCAACAAGCAGGAAAGAATATTGGTAATTGGACTACTGGGTTTGTTGGCGGTGCTAAGAGAACTGTTAACACTTGGGCATCGAATATTGGCAACGGTGTTCACAAGAAAGTCTCTGATGGTAAAAAGGCTGCTCAAGAAGCGGGTAAAAAGATTGGTAACTGGACGTCTGAGTTTACGAGCAAATCTAAAGGTGCAATCGTCGGTATTCGAAAATGGGCATCAAATATTGGTAGTAATGTTAATACTAAAGTTGAAGATGGCAAACGATTAGCCAAGAATGCGGGTAGTAAGTTAGGTTCATGGGTTAATAACTTTAGAACAGGCGCAAGTAAGACTGTCTCTAGTTGGGCTGGAAGTTTAGGCTCGAAGACTAATTCTGGAATGGGGAGTTCTAGGACGGCTGCGTTAAGAGCCGGTACTCGGTTAGGTAATTGGGTTGCCTCGTTTAGAACTGGCACGGGTAAAACAATTGCAAAATGGGCCGGTGGTTTAGGCGGTAAAATTGGTGGCGGTCTTTCATCTGGTTGGAAGTCTGTAAAAAAGGGTTCTGCAGATGTTGCTAATGCAATTATTGGTACGATTGGAAAAGCCGTTAATGGCGTTATCGATGGCATTAAATGGATTCTCAATCACGTAGGCGCCTCCAGCAAAGCAAAGTCATTGAGCCACTGGAGTGTTCCTTCATTTGCAACTGGTGGTCGCCATAAAGGTGGTCCAGCAATCGTTAATGATCAGGTTGGTGATAAGTATCGTGAAGCATACAAGTTACCAAATGGACGAACAGGTCTTTTCCCAGCCGTTCGCAATATGATGGTCAATCTTCCGAGAGGTACTCAAATTCTCAATGCGGCACAAACGGCTCGTAAAGTAACAGCAATGGTGCCACACTATGCCGGTGGTATTGGAGACTTTGATTTTGACTTTTCAAGTATTGGTAACTTCAATTTGCCAAGTTTCAACTTTAGCATGCCGAATTTTGGTGATTTGTTCAGTGGTATAGGGGACAGTGTAGGCAGTTTTGCCAATGGTGTGAAAGATACGGCAAGTGATATCTGGGACGATGTCACGCACCCTGAAAAAGTATTGAAAGCTGCTATGAACAAGTTTGTTAAATTTACCGGCTTAGGTGGCTATCCGCTAGATGTTGCTAAAAGTATGGTGGATTTTAGTGTTGATAGTGCTAAAAGTTGGGTCGGTAAGATTCTCAAAGAATACGGCGAGAGCGAAGGACCAAATGGTGGTGCAATCACTCATTCAATGATTAGTCGCGCACTCGAGATGACTAAAGTTCCTAAATCGCGGTGGTCAAAGATGCAACACGATATCATTGAAGTGGCTAAGTCAGAGACCGGGAATCGAAATATTATGCAGACAATTACTGATGTGAACTCGCTAGCTGGTAATCCTGCAGGTGGACCACTACAGTATGTCAAGTCAACCTTTGATGCATTTGCTTTTCCTGGACATCATAATTTCAGATCATCATTTGACCAAGTGTTGGCTTATCTGAATAACTCAGACTATTACAATGCTGCTGGTCATACAGTCATTTGGGGCACGCCTAAATTTGATTGGTTGCACAGTGGACCGATTGGGCACCGCCGTTTTGCTAACGGCGGTCTTGTTGATACTCATCAAATGATCGAAGTGGCTGAACAGAATAAGCCGGAAATGGTTTTACCTTTAACTAACATTCCACGGTCAATGCAATTGATTAAGCAGGCACTAAGCTTCATGGGACAAACATTCAGTGATGGCTTACAAATGCCCGCAGCTTTAACTCAGTCGATGGATATGAGCAGTCTGGCTAGTCAGCCAAGTAGTACGAGTACACAGAGTATGAATAGTGGTGGCATTAACGAGCTTGGAACAAGCATCGTTAACGCGATTGTACAGGGCTTACAAATGACAAACGTTGGCGGCAGCATGAACAATCAACCGATCAATGTGAACTTGACGTTGCAAGTTGGTGATGAGAAGTTCGGTAATGCTGCTATTAAAGGCATTAACGCGGTAAATCAGAAGAATGGTAAAAACATGTTGAGACTATAGGAGATGATTACGATTGACATATTCACTGAAGATTGGTGGGACAGTGGTTAAAGCACCACAGTCCCTAGAAGTTGCAATCCAAGATATTGATGCAAAAGCATCACGTGACGCGAATGGGCTTTTGCATCGAGACCGTGTCGCAATCAAACGCAAGCTAACGGTAAAATGGGGACCGCTAACATTGGCTGAGAATAGTACAATACTAAAAGCTGTCTCTGGACAGTTTTTTTCTTGCAGTTATTTAGACCCACAAGAAGGTGCAGTAGTGACCAAGACATTTTATGTTGGTGATCGGACTGCACCGACTTATACACTTAATCCATTGACATCAGATTATATTTGGCAGAATGTTTCAATGGATTTCATTGAACAGTAGGCGGGTGAAAATTAATGATTAAGCAATCTGATTTAGCCCTCGCTGCATGGAAGGCAACTGAACGGACGTTGGATGCAGTTGTCACAATTAACAAGATTGACTATAAAACGACAGATATTGCATCCATTTCATATGACGCAGGTGGCTATACTGGAGATACGTTTGGTATTGGCTCGAATTATGAAAACAGCGTGACAATTAAGTTTTCGCACTTAATTGAAGGACTTAAACCCGGCATGACGGTATGGCCTAAGATTGGTATAAAAACATCTAATGGCTATGAGTATAGCTCGCTTGGTCTTTTTATCGTATCAGATGACATTCAAATGGACCGAAACAACGATGAGACAACAATTAAGGCATATGACCAGATGTGTCTATTGGAGGGTACCTACACTTCTAAGTTAACTTACCCTGCGAAAATGACCAGTGTGATTGCAGAAATTGCAAATTTGGCTGGCGTGTTACTCAATACAACTGACATTAGTCGTTTGCCTGTACAAGTTAACTTACCGAGTGCTATTACCGGTCAAACGTATCGAAATGCAATTGGCATGATTGCTCAATTTTATGCTGGATTTGCAACGTTTGATAGGGACGGCAAATTAACAATTCGAACGATTGCAGAGCCAGATTATACATTAGACCCGAGCCAATATGAACAAGGTGGCTTAACAAAAAATGAAGCACCATACAAAATTGGCGGTATTCAGTGTGAGGTCACAACGACTACTACGGATTCAACAGGTCAGAGTACCGAAACTACAAACACGCTTCAAGCAGGGGCAGCATCAGGATCACAGATTAAACTCACCAACAATTTGATGACAATGGATCGCTTAACATCAATATGGCAACAGTTACAGAGCTTGACCTTCTACCCTTTCAGTTTGAATTGGTTTGGCAATCCTGCAATAGAAGCTGGCGATTGGCTAACACTACAGGATACTAAAGGGAACAAGTTCAACGTGCCTAATAATGGTTATACTATGACGTTTGATGGCAGTTTGTCTGCTGTTTCTAAAGCAGATCAGACCTCAACCTCTAGTAGTAGCTATGCTTGGCGAGGCGAGCTATCACAATATGTTGCTGACTTAGGTGGACGGCAAGGTGCTTCGGGTAACTATATCTATGGTACAGATACAACTGAACCGCCATACGGAGCTAAATTTAACGATATCTGGTACAAGCAGAACGGTAATAAAATTGAATTGTGGACTTACGAGCGTCAGGCAGATGGAACTGGTAAATGGGTACTTACTGTGTCGGACTCTACTGGGGAAGAAGTGAAAGCAAAAGTTGACCAAGTGGAACTGGAAGCTAAGGCTAGTACAGATGCAGCTAAAGCGGCCAGTGATAAGGCTGACCAGCTTGCGGCCAAGTACGACGATACAAATGCATTAGCTAATCAAGCACTGGGTCAAGCAGTAGGCGCTCAAAGTGACGCTAGTGCTGCAGTTGCTACAGCAAACTCAACAGCCTCGGAATTCGGAAAAGTTAGTCAAAAAACAGATAGTGCCTTAACTAGTGCAGTTAATGCTCAAAGCGCCGCTAGTGATGCAGTTAAACAGTCTTCTTCTGCGGCCGCTGATTCTAAAGATGCCAAACAAATTGCCGGGGCAGTTAGTCAGAGTTATAAGACTTTGACTGACGGTTCGACTATGACCATTGCCGAATTACAGAATGGTCTAGCTGCCAAACTGACTAAAACTGATTTGGACGGTTACGCTACTCAAACATGGGCACAAAATCAGATTAAGATGACGGCTGATGGGATTAACGGAACCATGTCCAGTATCAAGAGTACTGTCGATGGTCAGACAACCAGTATTAATGACCTCCAGGCGGACTCGAGCTCATTTAAGAGCCAGTTTACGACAGTCAATAATGATCTCGGTAAGCAAACTACCGACATTGGTACTTTACAAGCTACATCTAAAGAGTTAACGACCGGGTTCAATACGTTAACAACTGACAATACGACTAACAAGAATGACATTAGTCAACTTAAACAGACTGCCACAGAAGTCAGCACTACCTTAGAAACTGTTCAGACACAAGTCCAAGATAGCGCTGTGGGAACGAACTTGTTATTGGATTCTCAAACACAGAAGAGGAAACCGTCTTGGTTTACTCAGAACAATTCCTGGACTGAGGATCGGGGAACTTATCTTGGATCAAATATAGAGTACGTTGGGGGACCATGGGGCAATGCTCGATACAGTTATAAAGATCTATTAGACCGAGATGCCATTAATACCACGGATGACTTTACCTACTCTATTTACTTTAGAGTAGTTGGAGAAGATCCAGCAGGAATGTCGTATGCCTACATTGACTTTTTATCAAGTGCAACCACAAAAAATGGTTCTATACCTCTTAAACTAACCAGCTTAAAAGAGGGACAGTGGGCACGAATAGTGGTTCCTCTCAAGTTTATCGATGTTGAATATGACCCAGCCAAGGCTTATAACTATGCAATACGTATTGAAATGTCAGCAGCGCCAAAAGTAGCTGGGGCACGGTATGAGTTTGCAGCGCCAAAACTTGAAAAAGGATTAGTAGCCACTGATTTCTCGGTCAATCCTGAAGACACAGCTACTGTGAGTGCTTTCTCCAAGCTTTCTCAAACTGTGGACGGTATGCAACTTGATATTTCCAAGAAAATTGAGCAGACTGATCTCAACGGATATGCCACCCAAACATGGACACAAAATCAGATTAAGTTAACTTCTGATAGCCTTAGTGGAACTTTGTCCAGTGTTAAGAGTACCGTCGATGGTCATACAACTAGTATCAATACCCTTAAAGCTGATTCTAGTGGGTTTAAAGCTCAGTTTACGACTGTTAACGATACTATCGGTAAGCATACTACTGATATTGGTACGCTCCAGTCAACCACTAAGTCTTTATCTGCTAGCTTTGATTCTTTGAACACTGACAATGCCACTAATAAGCACGATATTAGTCAGTTGCAATTAACGGCTAAATCGTTCAGTAGCACTTTAGCAACTGTTCAGCAGCAGGTTACAGACAGTTCAGTAGGAACTAATTTGCTTGCGAATACAGCGGATAATGGTGTTGGCCCTGTCTCAATCCAAGGGGATACCTCTGACATAGTTCATAGTGGGCCAATAACTAGAAACTCAAGTTATCTTGAAATGACTAGTACTGGTGCTTCTGAACTGTATTACAGATTCTCTAATACCAATGCATCCATGCATAATCTAAAACCTGGTCAAACGTATACAATCCAAGGAGAAGTGTACGTCAATAAAGGCGAAGTGCGGTTTAGATCCCAATTTCAGTCCAATGGGGGCTGGGGTGACTACTCAGGGTCTGTTTCTGGTAACTTAGCTTCTAATACCTCTGGATTTACAAAAGTTAAGTACACATTCACAATACCAGAAAATGCAACTGCAGTTTATATTAGCTGGCAAGTATTCAACTTTGATTCATCGACTGTATTTAGGTTCAGAAGAATGAAGCTTGAAATTGGAAGAGTAGCAACCGATTATTCCACTAGTCCGTTAGACAATGCAACAATCACAGCACTTTCAAGTATTTCGCAAACTGTTGATACAATCCAAACAACAGTACGTGGAAAGGTTGATAACGACACTTATCAGTCAAAGATGACTCAATTGGATAACCAGATCACTACTAAAGTATCACAAGGTGACATTACAAACGAAAATATTCTGCCATATTCTGGTTATTGGTCAGATTTGACGGGCTGGACACTAATGAGCTGGGGAGCTGCAGATAGAAATTTAAATCTAATTCATCACAACTTCTATCATAATGCGGTTGATGCAACTTTATGTGTTGGGACAGCTATGGCTGACACTGCAGCTGCAGGCTCAACAAAGTTTAACGTCATACCAAATACAACCTACACCATGACTTTCTGGGGTTTTGCTAGTTCTAATGTGAAAGGAACCAATGTATATGTTCTAGGTCGCACCTTTGCATCTGCAAAAGACTATGACTACGTGCATAATGTGCAGACAAATTTGATTATGTCACCAAGTGGGATAAATAAATACACTGCAACATTTACTACCAATTCGGATGAGACGCAGGCGTATGTTCGATTGGATAATCAAGGTTCTACCAATGGTCAAAGCTCTGGCGCATATTTTGCTGAACTTAAAATCGAACGAGGAACTGTATCAACTCCATATACTAGGGTTTCAAGCTCAGAAGTTCAAATAACTTCCGACAATATCAATCTTAAGGTTTCCAAAGATGGTGTTGTAAATGCAGTTAACATCTCGCCTGAAGGAATATCAATATACGGTAACAAACTGCATATTACGGCGGCCACCTACATTGATAATGCAGTCATTAAGGACGCCATGATTGCCGACCTAAGTGCTAGTAAACTTACGGCAGGTACTATCAATGCTGCGAATATAAACGTAATCAATTTGAATGCAAACAATATGACAACCGGTACAATTAAAGGTAGTAACTTATCGATTAATCTAAATACTGGTAATGTTGAGTTCCAAGCAGGGCGTATCCATTCATCTGATAATACAATCGATATTAACATTAACAACAAGTACATTTCGGTTGCTAATAGTAATAATCGTGTATTCATATCTGGTGGAGAAATTCAAATGATCCAACCAACATTATTATCGCGTCAAGCTACTCCATATGTTCGGATCACTAACGAAGGGGCAGGGGCAACTCTTGGTGGTGCAACTTTCTGGGCACGTGATTATTTTGCGGTTACTCACCGATATAATGATAGCGGTATTTTTTCTTCACCAGGAGGGACTGAATCCTTTTCAGGGATTTCCGGGGGTAAGTCAACCGGTGGATGGCAAGTAACTAAGGTTGGTGGCGCAGACCGAGGCGTATTCATATCCGGTGGGAGGGCATATAGTAATGGCTTCATTAGTTATTCTCCGTATATAAGAGTTGGTGATAATGGTAATTCAGGTGCAGGAATGAGTGGTTCTAACATCAGTATGCAGGGGGATTATATTTATCTAAAGAGCCAGCATACCACATCTAAAGGTGCAAATGCTTATTTAGCCCCAGATGGTGCATTAGTTCCATCTACTTCCGCTGCTAAGTACAAAACAGACATTGTTCGATCATTTGAAACTGAAATGGGAAACAAACTTTTGGAAGTTCCAGTTGCGCATTGGAAAGACAAAGAAGAAGTGTTAGCCAAAACTCGTGATTCCAATGCCAAAGATCCTGAAACTTATTTTGGAATGATTGCTGATGATCTGGACGATGCAGGTTTGAAAGAACTTGTAGATTACGATGATAAAGGTGAAGTCAGAGGGATTCAATATGACCGAGTAGCATTATCGCTTATTCCATTGATTCGTAACTACCGAGATCGCATAACTGAATTAGAAACTGAAGTCAAACAAATGAAAGAGGTATAGTTGATTATGACAGCAAAAAAAGAAACCTTAACGTTCACAAATGGAGAGTTGGTGGCTATAGGAAACACATTGTCAGAATTCAAACTAAAAGGTCGTGCTTCGCTTGGTCGCACGTGGTTAATTGAACATCTTGAAGATTTAAACAAACAATTCAATGCAGACCAATTAGCGACACAAAAGAATTTTTTCAAAACTGATGAGGACGGTAATTTTGTCTACAAAGAAGACAACAAAACGTTAATTCTTAAAGATGATTACACTATGGAGGAGGCTCAAAAAGAATTCGACCAATTGGTAAGCGAACACGTAAGCATTGAAATTAGCTCATATTCAGAACGAATGAAGGCTTTATTCCATGCGCTTGAAGATTATCCATACGAATTGGAAGGCCAAAAAGCATTAGTATACGCATTAGTTGTCGATCAATTTGATAAAGCATACGGAAAAGGGGAATAACAATGGACTTATTAAACACTAGCATCTCTTATAATATAGATGGAACTGGTAATACGAGTTCTGTAATTGCAGGTCTTCGTGGCGAAGTAGAAGGTCGAGTAACTATTACGGCAAATGTCACTATTTATCCGACAGACTTAGCTAAAGATGAAACTTTCGATGATCTAACCAAAAAAGAATTATCCAAACGTGCGGTGGATAAGATTCCATCAGTAATTGACTCTCTAATTGCAGTTAATGGTGGGTGGAGTTTTACTGCTGGCAAGATTTCATCGGTATCCACTCAATTTAATCAGTCTGAAACTGGCACCTATGTGAATGCGAATGTTACTGCCACTGAATCAGATTTTTCAGATAAGAAGTTAGACGATGTTACGATGTCGGAGGCGCAGAGTGTGCTGCAATCCATTCTTAAGAATGAATTGCCAACATCATAAGTATTAAGTGAAAGATGAACTCTGAAGAGATGGTGAATTGAAAATTAATAAGTTAAAACGACTAGGCCAGTGTATTTTAGGACGCTTTTGACCGTTTAATCAGGAATGACAAATAGGAGGTAGACAATTGAATAAGCACAAGTTAAAGGCACTCATCTTAACGGTGGGCGCCATTTTTATGGCCTTTTTAATGGTCAATGTTACCAGTCAGGCTGCTCGCATGGACATGGTCGATGTGTCGAATAACAACGGCTACATGAGCACCGCTGAGTACACATCCATGCGTAATGAGTTCGGTGTTAAGGCCCTTACCGTCAAAGTTAGTGAGGGAACAACCTTCAAAGACGGCTATGCTGCTAGCAATATTGCTAATGGTCAAGCAGCTGGCTTATACGTCAACGGCTATCATTTTGCCCATTACAAAACTAAGGCACAAGCTATTGCCGAAGCTGACTTTGCCGGTAAAACAGCTAAAGCGGCAGGACTACCAGTTGGCGCAGTATTGGCAACAGACGTAGAATCACAGGAAGCCAATAACCAGTCCAAAGCGACCAATGACCGCAATAATGCGGCCTTCATGAAAGAGATTCAGACATTTGGTTATCGGGCCGACATTTACACGTCAGGATCATGGGCTAACAATAAGATGACTATCAAGGGCAAAATTGGCTGGATTGCCGCTTACCCGTATGTGGTTAACGGTAAGAATTGGTATTCAACTAACCACGCATGGCAGTGGTCATCAACGGCTAAGTTCCGTATCAGCTATGGTGGTTTTGATGTTAGCCAATTAAATAGCAACTATTATACCGCTGGCCAGAAATCAACGGTCAAGCCGACTAATAAAGGTGCAGTTAAGGCCAACAACCAAAAAAATTACCGGTCGTATGCTTCAGCCAAGTGGGTCAAGGAAACGAAGACCTACACACTTAAGACAGCGGTTAAGCTGCGCACGGGCGCGTCAATGTCATCAAACACGATTACTATTTTGCCAGCTGGAACCACAATCAAGACAAACCAAGCTATTATTCAAGGCGGTTATCGCTGGGTGCGTCAGCCACGTTTTAATGGTTATGGATATCTAGCAACTGGTCCGGCAAGTAATACTCTTGAATATGTAAAGAGTGGTGTAACTCACACGTACTACACAGTCAAGTCCGGCGACAGCTGGTGGACAATTGCACAACACAACGGCCTGAGCATGACTACATTAGCTAGCCAGAATGGAAAGTCAATTTACACCACTATCTATCCTGGCCAGCGATTGGTGGTGCGGTAATGGCACAATACGACGATACAACCAAGTTATTAATGGATATTCAAAAGGATGTGGCCGCCACCAAAACGAAAGTTGAGAACATCGAAGAAAAGCTAAATCAAGTTGACAATATTGGCGACAAAGCGGACAAGGCCCTAGCCAAGTCCATTGAAGCTAGCCATCAAATTGACCGCGTGACAACCATTCAAAATTGGCTGATCGGTGTCTTGGTTAGTGGCGTGCTCGTCACGTTGCTGGTATATGTTGCTGAGAAGTTTTTATAGGAGGATACTATGAAAAAAATTAGCTTCAAGAATGTCGATGGTAGTTTGAATGGTAAATTGATCGCTGGAATTATTTCGTTATTAATTGTGTTAGTTCAACAAGTCTTTGCCATGTTTGGCATTAAGTTTACTGGTGACTGGTCAGCAATTATCGCAGTATTGAATACCGTATTAACGATCCTTGGTATGCTGGGCGTTATTACTGATGTTCAAACAGTGACAGTACCAACAGTTAAAAGTGACGAGGAAAGCCAAGTTGAAGCAACCGCTAATAAAGTTGCTGATGAAGCGCAAACACCAACGTCCACAGTTGCTGTAGTGAATAGTTCTGCATCATCTGACACTGAAACGACGTCAGAATCCGCCTCACAATCAGGAGAAAAAGTAGTATAATAATCGTGAACTGTTCTAGTCCCCCATGCTTCGGCGTGGGGGATTTTTTGTTAACAAAATATATAAAAAAGAGCCAGTCAAGACTGGCCCAATGTTTAAATAAATAAAATGGGTGTTCTGTTTCTCCTAAGATAATAAAGAACACAGTTATTATACATTAAACCTGATTAATATAACAAGGACTTATTAATATTTTTCTATAGATTACTTTCGGTATTGTGATATAAACCGACAAGTGTTATTATGTCTCTTGTCCTGTTATTAGTATCACAGCTTTCAAATCCCCCCAAGATTGTCGGTTAGTGGTGCCGGAAGTGATGAGGATAATCTTCTGCTTGATGAGTGGAAGATTTTTTTGTGTTGCTTGCCTGTATATTTTGTTAGTGAGAGTTTAGATTTAGCATTATTAGCTGTCAATATAGCTAACTACAAGACTTTGCAGAATAGCAAGTAATAAGTATAATATTAATTGTCTCTAGTGTAGTTTCTAGATGATAGTTATAACTTGATTAATTCCCCTGCACTTCGACGTGGGGGATTTTTTGCGTAAAAAGCCGCCTGCTGTAAAGGCAGATGGCTAATACATAAGAGAAAGTATCTCAGCGAAAGAGGAAACCAGATTATTACTAGGTTCCATTGTTATCATAGTAATATATGAAAAATCGTGCAACTTTAATACTCGCTACTGTGAAACTACATTACTGGCAATTGGCAGGTGGTATTCTAAAACCAGGGCTTCTCACACGTATTACACGGTCGTTTCAGGTGACTCATGGTGGTCGATTGCTCAACGCAATGGCTTAAGCGTATATACGTTGGCAGCACAAAACGGTAAAACAATCTATTCAATGATTTATCCGGGTGATAAATTGAAGATTAAATAATTCCTGAAAACAGGTCATACATTGGTTAATTAGTACCAATGTATGACCTGCTTTTTTGATAATTATTTTTTGTGCTTTCCTTTGTGGTAGTGTTTTCCCCTACTCTTGGGCAATTTTCTAAGCGAGTTGCGACTCTGAAAGCCAAGAATATGAGCAAGGTCTTCATTACCATTAACAATGCTGCCTAACGATCGTCGAATAGCGCTAAAGTCATATTTGTGATTAACACTGTTCATGAGCCTCAATATAATAAATATTGCTATAGCAATTCGGTTTGAATATCGATCATGTACACGAAGTATTTCATCCGAAAATTCTTCCGGAACTATTGGTTTAGTGACAAACTTGATGTCTACTAAATCTGAATTGTGACAACATATATTTCGAACTAGATTTAAGCAGCCTAACCATGATAGAAGTTCATGAGGAGTGCAATCAAACTTATTACTTAACAATTCTAAATTTGTTTTGGACATGCTTTGAAGTAATGAAATTGTCGACCCGATGGTTAACGTATCGATCATTAGCCAAATAGTTGGAAAACCATCAGAGTTCAAGTTTCGAGTATATTTAATATCAGGGATTTGTGACTTCTTTACTTGCCACAACAAGCTTTTCTTAAACTTATATTGACGTGATTCGATTTCAAATTTAGGAATTGAACGGTCACACCAGTTGGAATATTTTAGGTATCCGAAGGGACCGTATTTTTCACCAAGGATTGCTGCTAATTCATTTTGAAGATAAACTTCAATAGATTCTATGGCGTGTAGCACATTGATACGCAGATTTTTGTCTTGATAGTAACGTGTAATTAGTTGATTGAAAGTTAAATTATCAAAATGAATTTGTTGACCTTGACTTTCACCAGTAGACGAGTCAAATGCCATCGCAAATTCTTTTAACTTGTAGTAACCAACAGTACTGATGGTTTTTAGATCTTTTTCTCTAGTGCTAGTATCAAGCTTGATTCCCATGGCTTCTAAGTGTTCAAGCTGGTCTTCGATACTCAATTGATGCGGATTTTCCATATGATTTCACCTACAAAAAAAGCCTCGCATACGGGACGTACCCGCCACAGTTAAGTGGTGCGAGGGGTTTGATTTCTATAAGTTATTTATACTCTGTTTTAAGGAATGAGTCAAGTCGGTAGAATCAACTTGGTAAAAGCTACTTATTAAATAACAGTTTATAAAATCAGTCAAAAGATGTAAAACCGGAAAAACGAAGTAAACAGATGCAATGTTAACACTTTGCCTTTTAGTAAAAAATGTAAAGTCATTTATAAAATCCCGCACTAGCCTTAATTGGCTGGTGCGGGTCTTTTTTTGTGCATATTTTTATTTTACCGAGGTTACAACATACAAGTTTGAAACGATAGAAGAAGCTAGGAAAGCTCGCTTAGATGCTGAACGAAGACTTCTTCCACAAAAAAGATGATGCAAATAGCTAATTCTTCAAAATAGGCAAAAAAATTATGTCAGTCAAAAAAGACTGCATAATTTTTTTGCATTAACGGCTGTAATCGCTGGTACATAAGTGATTGAACCGTCTTTGATTTTAAAATTTGTAATGGAATTTGTAACGGAACGTAATTTTTGGCGTCTTTTTAGGTGTCCGTTACAAATCCAGTACAAGAGTTTCGTGTTTGAGGGTTTTTGAGCCAACAAAAAAGG